GCCAAATGGCTTGGCAGGAGGAGCTGCAACGCTCTGCTGCCACGCACGGGAAGCGGTAGAATACTTGGGTCGCTGGGCCCTGGCCTTCGCCTGGGCGCGCTGTTGCTGCGCCGAGGGCCTGCGAAACTGCCCATTCTTGGCACGCGGCATGAATTCGGGAGATGAAACTCCACAAGAGAGACGTGTTTATAGCGTGATGAGTCACGGTTTTGGTATATGTGCGTTGTAAAACTAACGCGGAAGAACGAGCTATCTTGCTCGCGTTGGTGCCCAGGCCCCCACTGAGGAGGTCTTTCACCTTGCAAAAGGCTGGGGGTCCAAAGGTACTCACAGATCGGCTTCGGGGTCCAAATTCATCGGGATAACCCCATCAAGACTCCAACCCATCTCCTCACACATTGCGTTGAACTGCGTTCTCTCCGCATCACTGTGACGCAAAGCAAACAAGCAGCCCGCAAGGGCTTCGTATGAGGGGGGGAGGTTCGGATCGGGGAAGGTAAGCGCAAGGCGAGCAAGCATCTTCGTGAGATTGAGGAAGCGAGCATGCCAACGGGTACCGTCGAAAGTGAACTCGTGGCTCGTGAAAGAAACCGGGCCCTCGGAAGGTGCCGAGGTGACGCCCTTGGAACGAACACCCGTCGCGGCGGATGCCTCCACGGTCATGAAATCGGCGACGAGGTCGTCACCAACCGCAGCAACACGCTGGGCACCCGCGTAGATAGCGAGGAGGGCGCGAACGAAGGAATTCTGAGCAGAAGTGGTAGAAACGCCGGAACCGGTGATGCCAGCCTTCTCGATCTGAACGAGGCTGGTGCCAAAGGCAACCACGTGGGCGGTGTTGCAAACGGCCTCGCACCACTGCATGCGCTCGAAGGTTTCCCTGTTGGGACCAACGTACAGCTCACAGCGGCGGCGGGCGTCGAGATACAGCGAGGCACGGGAGACGCTAATGTCCCAGCCTTGGGCATCCTCATCCACAATGGTCCCTGCGGAGCCAATGTGCTGGAGAATCTTCCCGAAGCGCTGGATGCCATCATCGTCGTGGCCAATGCCAATGCACGCCATGGTTTCCTTGCCGGTCTCATCCGACGTCTGATACTGCTCGATGTCTTTCTTGTCCTGCAACTTGCTTGTGAGGCATGTGCAGAGGGAGTCAACAAGAGAGGCTGCCCAAATGAGCCGCCACCTCTTCGAAGCGATCTTCTTAGCCCCGTGAGGCTCGCCCTTGATGAAAAGGACACGAGGGTCGGACAAACCATGACGCACGAGCTCAGCTGGGGTCATGTGGTTCATCGTCTCGTGCCCCCACGCAAGGCGGAGGAGGGTACGACAGCGGGCCAGGTACGAGGCAATCTGCTTCCCATCGGGGGTTTGCCACACGCACTTGGCGCCGGGACGGAACATCCCGCTCCAACCAGCGGACTTGGTGCCATCGAAAGAATCGAGGATCTTGTGAATGCCTTCGTGGAAGTGTTGAAAGTACGCCCGCTCTGTAGGGGTGTACGTCGACACGACGCGATCAAAGGCCGATTCCACGCGATCCAAATCGAGGGGACCGTTGCAGGACGCGCTGCCAAGCTGGCCAACGAGCGAATCCATGATCTCTGTGGTGGTGCCACCGGGAGCAATAAAATT